CGCTACCCGCCGGGGTGTTGCACACGTCTGACGAAAAAGGCGTGTTCGACGCATGGAACGCTGGTGAGATACCGGTTCTAGCCGCACACCCCGCGTCTATCGGTCATGGTCTGAACCTGCAACACGGCGGGCATACTATCGTTTGGACTACGCTACCGTGGAGTACCGAGGAATGGGAACAGGCGAATAAACGCTTATCTAGGCAGGGGCAAAAACGCCCTGTGACAATTCACAAGGTCATGGCACGGAACACGATTGACTCTATAATAGATGAGCGACTCAAGGGCAAAGAGACAGCGCAAAACGCGCTCATGAGCTATCTACAAGACTTTTAGAAAGGTAAATGATGGAAGTCAAACCAACCACAGAATTTGACTTTGCGACCGCGCCTAAGCGTAACTCTATTACGTGGAAGCAGGAAAAAATAACATGGGGTAAATTCCTGGAATACGTGGTCACCCCGGCGGGTGAGAAAGAGGCGGGTAACTACATCTTTGGCGAAATCGAGGGCGAACGCCGCAATAAAGCGAGCGTGGTATCTCGATGCGCTCTCACTCTCGATATTGATTTTCCTGATAGTGGCTTCATTGACCGTGTGCAGAACGTTTTTGACGGATACGCCTACGCTCTGCACAGTACATTTAGCTCTACGAAAGAGAAGCCGCGCTATCGGCTTATTATGCCCCTGTCTGAGAAGGTAGGCCCGGCGAAGTATACCGAGTTATGCTATGGCGTTATGGCGTTATTGGGTAATACCAGTTTCGACCATACAACAGCTCAGCATGAGCGGTATATGTTCCTACCAGCGACTAACGGAAAAGGTTATGTTGTCCTTACCCGCCCCGGTAAAGCGCTAGAGATTGATAACGCTTTGTTGCAGGGTGCGCATAAGTTCGATAAGGCACCAAGGGAGAGCGCTACCCGCCGTAAAGACCCTAAAACCCTCAAAGGCGTTGCAGGTTTGTTCTGCCAGGCTTACCAAGACTGGGCAGAGCTGATAAGGGTATTCGAGCTACCTTATGAGCAAGTGTCAGCTAACCGTTTCCACCTCAACGGCGCGAAGTCAGAGGCTGGCATGGCACCTATCGCTGAAAACCCCGGATTCGTCTATAGCTATCATGCGAACGACCCCGCCGGGGGTAGGGCGATGAATGCTTTTGACCTGGTTCGAGTGCATAAATTCGGGAATTTGGATACAGGTAAAGATGGTGTACCGGTTACCCGTCTACCATCTACTAAGGCTATGAACGAGCTTGCGGCTAACGATGAGCGTGTGAAAAAACTACAGTCTGCTGAAATTCTCAAGTCATTCTCCGAGGAAATAAACGACGAAACCGATAGCACCTCATGGGTTGAGAACCTGTCAAGGAATAAGTTCGGGGTTGTCGAGAACACAATTCAAAATCTCGATTTGATAACAGCTCATGACCCGATTTTTAAGGGTATTGTGCTGAACGTTCGCGGTATGTCTATGGAACTAACGCCGGGTAGTTACCCGTGGCGTGATGTGCACGAAAACGACACACAATTAGATGATTACGATTTTTCGTCTATCATGCTCCATCTTGAACGCACGTATCGACTGCGAATCTCCGAGAATCAGCTACGCCATGTGTTGCGGGATTTGGTACAGGAACGTAAGCATGACTTCGTTCAGGAATATCTAGAGGGTCTGGTGTGGGATGGTACGCCGCGCGTAGAATTTGCGTTGCCCGGCGTGGAAGACTCACCACACACCCGGCTTGTTGCCCGTAAGGTGCTTGTGGCCGCTGTTGCAAGGACATTCGAGCCGGGCATCAAATGGGATAACATGCTTATGATTTATGGTCCTGAAGGTATCGGTAAATCCTGGTGGATTGAGAAAATGTCTAGGGGTTGGTACAACAGTCTGGACGAAATCGGGAATAAAGATACCCTCATGAAGATGGGTAAATCGTGGATAGTCACAGCCGATGAGGGCCATTCACTACGGGCGGCGGATTTTAACAAACTCAAGGAATTTCTGACACAACGCAAAGATGAATACCGCGCGCCGTTCGCGGCTACCGTGACTAGCTACCCGCGCCGGTCTGTCGTATGGGGTACTACCAACGACCCCGCGTTTTTACGCCGTCAAGATGGTAACCGTCGTTTCCTCATTGTGCATGCAGAGCATAAGGTTGATTTTGACGCGATGACCGATGATTACATAAATCAGGTATGGGCTGAGGCGGTACAGATGTATAAAGACGGCGAAAAACTGCATTTCACAGCCGAAGAAACCGAGCTATTGAACCGCGCTCGCACACCGTATATCCAGGAAGAGCCGCTTACCGGTCTTATCCTGCAATATGTCGATTCGCTGGTACCCGCCGGGTGGGAGAACATGTCACTTGATGAACGCCTGGAATGGCGGGCTAACGCGCCCGGCGGGTTCGCGGTTGAAGGTACCGAGCCTATCAATTCGATTAGCGCGTTGCAGGTATGGTGTGAAGTTCTGAACCGTCGAATTGGCGACCATACAAGCCGCGATATTGCAGAGATACAGCGCGTGCTACGCACCCTCCCCGGCTGGATTTTGAATCCGTCGCCGCGTAAGAGCGCCGCCTACGGTACTCAGCAGGTTTTCGTTCGCGTGGTAGAGTCAGACCTCATTTAGTGACTAGCTTCACAACCCCTCAGGTTGCATTTGGTACCTTGAGGGGGTTATAGTTGAGTTATCAACAATTCACGTTGTAGATGTTTGAAAACGTCATAGAGAACTCGATAAAACGAAAAATAGAAACTATAGAAAGGTGTAATACTATGCGTATTACTATCGAACTCGAAACTAGTGACGGGCTTGTTAGCCCATTCGAGAACAAGTTAGTAGCTTATATCGCAAATGAGCTACACAGCGAGAACGCGCCGGTGGAAGAAACTTCAAGCGTTGCAGAAGAGAAACCCGCCCCGAAGCGTAAGCGCACTACCCGCGCTAAGAAGAAGGAAGAGCCGAAAGCCGAAGAGCCGAAAGCCGAAGAGCCGAAAGCCGAAGAGCCGAAAGCCGAAGAGCCGAAATACCTAAAGGACTTGCTCGCACATGCTACCGTTCTCGCATCTGAAATGATGCAGAATGACGATGTTGCGGTTTTGAAGCGGCTTCTAACGACGGTAGGGGCTAAACGAGTAAGCACCATGACCGAGGAACAGGCCGCGCGCTTCATTGAGCTTGCTAAAGAAGCAAATTATGCCTAGCAAGCACGCAACGCTGGGGCCTTCTAGCGCGGCGCGGTGGCTAACGTGTACAGCCTCTGTTGAAATGGCGGAAAAAGCACCAAAGCCAAAAGAAAGCGACTTTGCCCGTGAAGGCACTATCGCTCATTCACTGGCAGAGGTGGAAGCCCGCCGGGAATTTCAACTACCGGGGCATGAAAGCTACGAAACTGACATAGCTAAAGTTCGAACAGAGCTGAAAGACTTTCTAGGCGGCGATGAACAAGCCACCGAGAGAGAGTTTGAAGCCATGCAAGATTACATAGCGTGGTACATAGATATTCTCGAAGAAGCTAAAGGCGAAGACGGGGCGTTGCTGTTAGAACAGCGGCTCGCTACCGGTATCCCCGGTTGCTGGGGTACGAGCGATGCTGTTGTTATTCGCGGCGACTGTATACACGTTATTGACCTGAAATATGGTCGCGGCGTGGAAGTGTCACCGGTTGAAAATCCACAATTCATGCTCTACGCGCTAGGGGCGCTCAAAGCGTATCGAGATACGCTAGAGAAGACCCGGCGTGTGCGGATGACTGTATTTCAACCACGAATCAACAATGTAGACACGTGGGAAATTTCCGTAGAGCGTCTGGAAGAATGGCGTGAGACCGTAGCACGCCCGGCGGCAAAAAAGGCTCTTTCAAACGAGGGTACCGAATTTGCACCGAGCGAGAGCGCGTGCAAATTTTGCCCGGCGGCAGGTATTTGCAAACCAAGGGCGGAATCAATCGCGGCTATCGCGTTTGAAGAAGACCCAAACGTTATTTCGCTAGAAGACCGCGCCGGGTACCTGGCACGGATAGGCGAAATAAAGTCTTGGATAAAGAGCCTGGAAGAATCGTCTCTCGAACTCGCTTATGAGCAAGGGCAAGTTATACCAGGTTTTAAGGTTGTTCGTTCTGGTTCGCGCCGGGTTGTTGCAGATACAGACGCGGCTACAAAGCGGCTTATGGATGCGGGTTATAGCGTTGAGCGGTTCACCACACGTAAACTAGCCGGGGTAACAGACCTGGACAAGCTAGTGGGCAAGAAAGAATTACCTGGCGTGCTAGGTGATGCTCTACAGATGACCGAGGGAAAACCTTCGTTAGTTCCAGAGTCAGACCGCCGTAAGGCGATTAGCAAGAAACAAGAGGTAAGCGAGATGTTCAGTAATGAATAATCGAGTTAAAATTGACTTTGACGCTCTTGACCGTTGGCGTGCTACGCACGGTATAGAGAGCGAAAAAGAGATGTGCGAGCGAGCCGGTCTAAACCCGGATACGCTAAAGCGCATCAAGAGCGGTGCACGAAGCCTTACGCTTCTCACTGTAGAGGCGTTTTACAACGCCTATGGACTAGAGTTTACACCAGATGATGAACTCTCCATTTACCAATACGTATAAACCGATAAACAGTTAGGAAGTCTAAACATGGTTAATAATAATTTGCGACTCACCACCGGCGAGGTTCGCCTGTCCTTCGTACATCTGTTCGAGCCGCACACTCAAGATGCGGCAAAGTACGAGCCGAAATATTCCGCAACGCTCATTATTCCTAAGAGCGATACGACTACCATCAACAAGATTCGCAAGGCGCAACAGGCCGCCCTCGAGAAGGGCAAAGACAAAACCTTCGGCGGTACCATTCCTAAGGGATGGAAAGACACTCTGCGAGACGGTGATGAATCAGACCGTCCAGAGTATGAGGGTAGCTACTACATTTCAGTTCGCGCGAATGCGGACCGCAAGCCTAGCGTGGTAGATCAGAATGTGAATGAAATCCTGGATAAGAGCGAAATCTATTCCGGTGTGTACGCCCGTGCGGCTATTGAAGCGTTCCCGTTCAACAACAACGGCAAGGGGGTTTCGTTCCAGATTCTCGCTGTGCAGAAAACCCGTGACGGTGAACCGCTTGCCGGTGGCGCGCTGGTCAAGGCGTCCGACTTGTTTGAGCCTGTGGAAACCGAGAGCGAGGGCGAAGACCTTATCTAACAGACCCGTCGAACGGTATACGCTAAAAACCGTAGCTAACCCGATGTTGGCGAACTTTGTGTGCAAGAAAGCCCCGGCATGTGGAATATCCGGGGCTTTCACTATACAACTCGAAAGAAGACCACGGGTAAGGACATGGAAATACTCGATATTGACATTGAAACTTATTGCGAGCTAGACCTTCAAAAGGTCGGCGTGTATGCGTACACTGAACACCCTAGCTTTCGTATCCTTATGGCCGCCTACGCGGTAGACGATGGAGAGGTGAAGATAACCACCGATGAAGACGAAATGCGACAAATCTCCGGCTTGTGGGATGATGCGGTAACGAAGAGCGCGCATAACGCCAACTTCGAGCGTATATGTTTCTCACGTTTAGCCGGGCTACCAACCGGCGAGTACCTGCAACCGGAATCGTGGCTAGATACACAAGGTATCGCCGCGAATTGGGGGTACCCACAAAAACTAGAGTACCTTGCAGAGGCGCTAGGCGTTGAGCATAAAGACAGTGCAGGTACGCGGCTTATCAATCTGTTTTCTAAACCTAACCCGCGAACGGGTCTACGCACCAATCCAGAGGATAAGCCAGAGGAATGGGAACAATTCAAAGAGTACAACGTTCAAGATGTGGTTGTTCTCAAGCAGGTACGACAGGCGCTTATGCGGCTTCACGGCGGATTCGCGCCGGGAGAGCGGGCGGTTTGGAATGCCGATGCCCGTCTCAACGACAGAGGTATCACGACGGATACCGTTCTAGCCGCCGCCGCGTCCGATGCGAACCAGGACGTGAAGAACGAAGCGCTCGCTAAAATCAAGATGATAACCGGCGCGGATAACCCTAATTCACGAAATCAGCTTCTTGCGTGGTTGAACCAACAACCACACGAAGCATTACAGTCGTTGCGGGATGTGAAGGCGGATACGGTCAAAGACCTGTTGCGGGTCACGGACTTACCGCCCGATGCGCGCCGGGTGTTGGAGTTACGGCAAGATACCTCTCTCACCACAGCGAGTAAATACGACGCGGCTATCCGGCGTGGTTCAGTCGATGGGAGGCTACGCGGGTCATTCAAATATTTTGGTGCGCATACAGGGCGTTGGAGTGGGCAAGGTGTGCAGTTGCAGAACCTAGCCCGCGATTCGGCTAAGACCGATGAAGAGGCTATCGACTTAGCTACGCGTGTCATTATCGGTGAACCTGTTACCGCGCTAGACCTCAAGAAATTAGTACGTTCGATGTTTCTAGGCCCGTTTACTGTGTGCGACTATAGCGCTATTGAAGCCCGCGTATTAGCATGGCTGGCAGGTGAACAGTGGGTACTAGATGCCTTCCGCGCCGGGCGTGATATTTACATAGAGACCGCAAGCCGTATGTTTGGTGTGGATTATGAAGCCGCCCGCGCGCTACGGCAAAAAGGTAAAGTCGCTGTTTTGGCGTTAGGCTATGGTGGTGGTCTTGTCTCGATGCGTGCGATGGGTGCAGATGGTAGCGACGATGAAGTGAAAATGCATATACAGCAGTGGCGTGCCGCAAACCCGAATATCGTCCGTTTCTGGAAGATACTCGATAACGCGTTTCGCGCCGGGGGTGGACGGGGCGGAGAGTCCGTCTCCGTTCGTAAGGCCGTGCAGAGCCGCCAAATGCAAATCGTGTTACCAAGCGGGCGGGCGGTCTGCTACCGCGAGCCGCGCGTTATTCGAGCTGAGAAATTCGGGGAAATGCGAGACGTTCTATCGTTCATAGACCCAAAGTACAGGAACCGCGTACAGACTTATGGCGGGAAATTGACCGAGAACGTGACACAGGCAGTAGCCCGTGATTTGCTCGCTCATGCGCTGGTTGAGATGGACGCGCTAGGCGTGCCGGCGGTGGCGCATGTGCATGACGAAATCTTGGTGGACGGCGGCGACGTTGATACCGTTGCGGCTATCATGGGAGAAGATGAAAACTTTCGCCCTGCATGGGCAGAGGGTCTACCGCTCTCTGCTGAGGGGTACCAATGTAAACGCTATAGGAAAGGATAGAGATATGTGTGCAATTGGGACACCGCTACCCGGCGGGGTTATCCAGGCACTAGTGCTACTTGACGAAAAAGGGAAAGCCTACGGTGACTCATGGCGTAAGCGCGGTGAGATGTTTAGCATCTTGCCGAATATCGCCCGTAAGGTAGACCGGATAGGGATACCCGGCGGGGGTGACACGCTCAAGGATACTATCGTAGACCTGCTGAATTATTGCTTGCTCTATGCGTGCTGGTTGAGCGGTGATGAAGACGCAAAAGGCACGGACGCTATGGCCGTGTCGATTTGGGTTGATTCAGCACGTGAACTCGAAGAGGCGAAGCGCGCCGGGTTGGAAAAGACCCCGGCGGGTATCGACGCATACGTTCGAGAGAAGTTCGAGAACATTTTGAGCACTTATACGTTCAACACGGTTCAGGAACGGTACCAGAAAATTCGTCATATCGCCGCTATTTTGATGCACGATGAACGTTTATAAGGTATACTATAATTACCTTTGTCTGTGGTTGGGGGCGGGGCGTTGAAGCAATTCACGCCCCGCTTTCTTTCGGTCATTTTCAGGTGTGACGTAAAACACGTGTTCTTGAGTTGCTTCAACGATACAAAACCTGTATGCTTGAAATATCAAGGCAACAAGGTCTTGATACAGACAAAGGAATAGTGTTATGGCGTTTTTGAAAACGGAACCTGTAGAAATTGAGGGCTTGGAAGTTCTTGAGCTACGGTATACGCATCATGGTAAGGGTACCTACGTACTTTCCGATGAAAGCAAGGAAGCGCTACCAGAGGACTTAGTGAAGGGTGTTATGCCTGTGTACCATACACGGTATATTCATTCCTTCCAGCTGAGCGTCGTATTTGACCTTGACCGGCTAAGGCGTGCGGGTAGCTATAAATACTTGTGGCACGAAACGAAGCGTAATAACGGAACCTCAACGACTTTCTACGTTCAGAAATTAAATAGCACTAACCCCCCCCCGGGGGTGTTAGCAGGCTGGAGGGGGTTTTCGTTTGCTTAGTTGCATCAAAGATTCAAAGTGTGTATACTTGAATAGCGAACCAAGACAAAGAGAAAGGTACTTTACCGATGTACACGAAATTCGAGATTATCAGTATTGTTACCGCGCTGTTCTTCACGGTGTTCTGCGCTATCGGTGTGATAGCTACACACGGCGAAGGAAACGGTGCGACATTAGGTCTTTTGGTATTCGGTGGTTATGCCGCCGCACAACTGGCACGAAAGTAGGCAAAGATGCTAAAGAAACTATGGGAAAAGGTAACGCGCCGGGGTATTCAGCAACCGGGCGGGTATGTCGAACCAATAGAGACGGCGACAGACGCTAACTCTCTCTATCAGGTCTTCATGCGTACTATGGCGCGCATCAACGCGGCGGAAGAGGCGTACTTTGTCCGTTAAGATACAGTACCGAGACCTTCGCGGGGTGTGGGTTCAAGAGCTTATCGACAAGGGTTTGGTAGACCCGCTACCGCACCGCATGAGCGTGTATCAAGTGCTTATCACCAATGGGTACGGCCCACATACGCATGAGTGGACTAGGAAATACCCACCTGAGCAACTTATGACGCTAATCACAGAAAATATTGAGGTTTAGACTTGCATCAACGATACAAGGTCTGTATACTTGAATTAACGAAGCAGATAAGCAGAAAGAAGCAGACAATGGAAACTTACGGACTTATTTACACGTACAACGGGGATAACTCATACTCAGTGCGTTTCCCACAGGATAAGCCGGTGTACTGGGAAGTGGCGAAGAACGTTCCTGACCGTGTACCTGCAGGGAATTTCGATGTTCTAGAAAGCGCGGTACGCGCCGGGTTATCGAAAGCAAAAGGTGTTGAGGTTCTAGGCGTTCGATGCTCACATACCACGATTGACCGCCGCCATGCGCTGTTTGCAGTGTTTGACCTTTCGGTTCCGGGAGTAGCATAACGATGGATAGGATTAATATACGGTACGTTTTACGCGATGGTGGGTACTACGAAATTCGTTGTGTTGCAGCAACCGAGTTTCAGCAGAGGGTAGCGAATGCCGCTCCGAAAGTAATTCCCGTAGATGAGCTGATACCCACCATTCATAAGGTTTTCGGACTTATGGACGTTGAATCATACGAAACCCGCGCGGGGTATTATTACAGCCCTGGAGTACCGGCCATTGTCGATATTATCGTGAACGAGGCTAAACCATGAAAACTATACGAGTCCTATACGTCGCAACGAATGAGACGTATTACGCCTTACGTAGCATGGACAGCGAACACCTTCGAGAAGCTATCCGCGCCGAGGTTCCTAGGCAGTTGAAGGCCCATAACTTCTACATCTTAGCTGAGACTGTACGGCGGAGGGTTAGCACGTTAGCGGGTGTTCGAGTTGAGTATATTCAAGTAGCAGGTGATGCACTAGCGGTACAGTTACAGCTTACGATGGCTACGCCTAGTAGGATATATGTACAACACGCCGGGGAGAATAAGTATATACCCTCTTTCCAAGTGGGTGAAAAGGTGCCTAGCGACATACAGCACGCATTTACTAAACAGATACATGCTGAGACGCAAGATGATTTGATAAGCTCTGTTCACGATATTGTACGGTCACTCCCCGGCGTGCATATCAAGACTAGTAGCTTACGAAGCGCGCGAAGCACGAAGTTATCAAATCTGGAAACATTCGACATTTTCGTGGAAGGTTAGGGGCGTGAGAGTAGAAATCGGATACACTTACACCAAGGGCGGCGGGTTCACGCTAGGGCGCGTATTCAGTGCTGAGGAACCACCGGCGTGGATAATGAACGTATTACCGAAATTCATACCGGCTAAGGACGTATCTGGCATTGATAGCGCCATTGACCGTGTGGTGGAAGAGAACGAGCGAATCGACGAATGTAACACGTTCCACTCATGGCTTCTACGCCGTGATATACCGCTATTCACCACAGTAACCCTACAAGTTCACTAGATAAGAGAGAAAGACTATGACAACCACAGTAGCACCGGGATACGCGAATCTGCGTAGCGGTAATAACGGTTCAGGAAGCCTAATCCTGAGCTTGACACAGGAAGAACTTCATGTAGCGCGCGAATTGTACCGCGCCGGGCGCGATGCGCTGGAATCAGCTTTTATTGCCCGCGATTACACACTGCATCCTGAGATGAAGGAACTAGGGTTATCACCTAAGCCTAGTAAGCTCCGCATCGGTAAGATAGGCAACATGAATGTTCGCCGCCCGCCGATGGGTCGCTACCGCCGCTACGCAAAGAAGATTGACCGCCTCATGGCTAAAGACCCTGAACGGTACGCAAAGAAAATCCAGCAAATGACTATCGTTCTACGGCTTGCGTACATTCGCGGGCATACCGAACTGAACGAAAGCTATCCACAGAAAGGTACTAACAATGCACATCTACATTCGCACCGGCGATAACGAGAACACCGGTATTGAGTTTCTGAACGGTAAAGGGTGGGAGTTATCCGGGTACGATCGTAAAGGGTTCACCTACACACCACCGGCGGGCGAAACACACCGGTACGTTTTCAAAGAAGGCTTCAAAAGTAAAGTGCTACCCTTTCAAGGTAGCGAAAAGGCGTTAGCCGCTATGGTTCTAGCGGTTGAAGAATTGCGCTCTGTAGACGGCGAACAGGAAATCAAGACGGTTACGTGGATACGTGAAGGACACGACAAGCTACATAACCTACTCATGATGTTAGGTCTTGACCGTTCTACATGGACGGCTGAACCTCTTCGAGACGAAATCCAGCATATTATCTACGAGTACCTGAACTGTGGGCCGAGCTGTGTTGAGGTATCTGTGTCTGAAGAAGACCTTGAACGGGTTACCTATGACAGTACCGAAAGTAACAGGTTTGGGTATCTGAGCGAAGATAAACCTCAAGGGTTCAAGGTGGCGTTTGACGATAAGGTTCTGCACTACTCAGTTCCAGAATTTCTACGCCATATAGTGTTTAGGTTTTTCCATGAACAGGGAACCTTAGCTAGGGCGGTACTGCTAACCAATAAATTGTCTAGGATGGAGCCTAACACGCCGGTTCACGTAATCTTAACTGGGGTAATAGATGAGAACGTAGCTCCAGTACCCGCCGGGGAGGTTCTGGAACGGTTGCAACACTTCATCTGCGCATACACCGTGAACGACAAGAGCGAGTCGAAAGTACGTAAAGTAAATATTGGCGTTGATTAGTTAGAACGTATCGAGTTCAAAGACGCTCCTAGCCTATCGTCTAACCTTACTAAACTAAGCGAGAAGGGCGGATAAAAGAAACTATAGAAAGCCTTTTGAAGGACTGGAAGTGATACAATAGAAACAAAAAACACCCCCGGCGCGTTTGGGTAGGCGACGCGCCGGGGGTGTTTCGTTACTCGCTCTTAGAGCTGAGTGGTTCCGTTAGCGTTAGCATCCGGTGCCACAGGCTCAACGGGTGCTTCACTGTCGGTAGAAGGGTTGGTAGGGGTAACGTTGAAGAAAGCCACGCCAAAGGTGACTACCTGCAACGCGATACCGGAAATAATCTGCCACAGCTCAGTCGATACGAAACCGAGTGCGATAAGCAGGTTACCAACCAGAGGGATAACAGCGTAGGCGAACTTACGGACAGATGCCCACTGCTCACTAGTAAGGTTCATTAGTTTTTCTTTCCTTATTCAATTAGTTGAAGAAACCCGTACCCCAGGTGTTCGACGGGTTGTTATCATCCGGGCCAATCGCCACGTAGCGGCGCTTACCCGAATAGCTTGTGTAGGTTAGCCACACAAAACCATTCTCAGCGACGTACCCATCATATATGAACGCTTGCCCCGGCTTGTATTCACCCTGTGCAGGGGAATTGGGGTTAGTGTCGTTCGAGACAGGTAGCGTGTCGTTCACGGTGAAGGTGCCACGCTTAGCAACCCACCCGCTCTGATTTTGGTTCTGAGCGCGAACCTGCGGGGCAGGTACGGTATCACGGGGCGGACGGTAGAAGGTAGCCGCCGGTCGCCCTGCCAGAGACCAATAGCTATCGTGCTGTTGCACCGAGATACCGTTGTTACCGTAGTTGCAGTGAATGATGTTTTCGTTATCATCCAGGAAGATACCGGTATGCCCGTTAGCACCCCATGAAGCACCGCGTACACCCCAAATGAACACGTCACCGCGCCGGGGTGAGTAAGAGCCATCTGCGTTAGGTGCGAGCTTAGTCCACCCGAAACGTTCAAGGTCGTTGAACAGCGATTCAGTGGAACCGATAGCGGTACCCTGTGGGAAATATCCAGCGGCGATAAGTGCGTAATAGATAGCGCTTGAGCAGTCGTAAGAGCTTGGCCCCCACCTCTGCTCCATGCTGTAAACTACACGTCCCTTGCGGGCATTCATCCACGCAAGGGCTACATCTGTACGAGACACTAGTGTTCTTCTTTCTCTATATTTACTTTTGGCGCTTCACCGCCGGTATCCCACAGAAACTCATGGATATACCCGCGAAGTTCTGTAGGCATATCGGGCGGTGGCGGCGGCGCGCCAACATCAATGTGGTTGTTCAACCGCACGATATGGGCCGCCGCCAATGAAACAGCAAGCCTAGACCGGTCTAGCATTCGATACGAGTTTTCACGCGCTATGCGTAAATCCTTCTCCATTTGAATAAGAGTTTCCTGTTGCAGGTTCACGCGCTCATTCAACAACCGAATCATTTCACGGTTAGACTCATGCTTGTTCGCATCACGGTCTTTAGCCCATGATGCTATGGACGGAATTACAGCCCCGGTGAGAACACCGAGAAAACCCCATAATTCCGGTGGTAGATTAGGAAATATCATCACCCGTCAGCTTCTTGTATTGAGCCGCTAACTCAGTAGCCGCCGCTGTTACACCCGCCGCCTTAGCGATAGCATGCCCGGCGCGTACCGTCTCAACCTGAGCCATGTACTCAGTTAGAGTACCGCGCGCCCATGCCAGTTGCAGGTTCCACAACCAGGTAGACGGTAACGAGTCATAAGGGTTCTGGTTACGTTCAGCACCCGAATACATCGTATCGTCCGTAAGGTACAGATTAGCAACATTCACCGTATCCGCACGTTGCAGAACTTGAACGGCTTGGGCATAGTTCTTCACGTCATGAATGGTGTGCCAGAACGCATGTCGTGACATGCCCTTGTAGTGCTCCTGAGTCAGGTCTTTAGCCGTAAGGTACGAAGCCGCGTCATTTTCATAAGTCATGAAAATGTCGGCGGTACCCTTCATCTCCGCCGCGATGGACGCGCCGGGGTTACCCACAATTTTCAGGAACGGGTACTTACTCTTTATTTTGTTGTAAGTGCTACGGTGGAACTGCGAAGCCCCAGCCTGTGCACCCCAACCGTTCTTATACTCGTCACCGAAAATACCATCAACGCTGTACTGTGCCACATATTCATCAACCTCTTTGAGAATATCCGCCTCAGGTCGCGGTGCATCAATCGACGCGCCGGTGCGAACGTACCCGTAGATTTTCAAACCAAATTCATCACGCATAATTTGAACCTGGCGGGCGAAGTTCTTGTAATCATCATCCCCGCGTTTGGACGGGCCGTTTTTCGGGTTGATAATCACGAAAGGCACAACGTCACCTGCAAGCCCTACCTGGTGCCATTTCTGCTTATCCACTGGTTGCCAATGGTCTGCATAGAAATAAGTCACCGGTACGATGCGGCGCGGGTGAGTACGCTCCGTTTCCTCTGCTACCTGGTAGTTGAACGCTCCCTGTACTACGGGTTTGAAATCGGGGTTACCGTAGAAAACGCCGTTTACCTCAATACGAGTAGTACCCCGGAAATCCTTACCAAGGAACACTGGCGCGGTGGTCTGCTTTTGCGCCAACCCGCCGGTGATAGCAACCTCATTGGCGTAAGGTTCGATATACACGCCGAAACGTGCACCGGTGTTCGAGCCGCGCGCGCTCTCTGCGCGAAGGTTCGTAATCGTAGTGCGTTGAGCGTCGTTACAGATGTAGAAGTCAGCCGCTTCATTCACCGCCGCCGCATCATGGACGCAACCGGTGTAACTGGAAGATTCACCTAGCACCCCGGCTAACTGGTTGTCCGAGTATTCGACAACCCACCCATGACCGCCATTTTCCTGTGCGGTACAAGCACTGAAAATGTTCTTGGTAGAGCGGATATACCAACCCGCCCCGTCGTGTTGCCACTGTCGATTACGGCTTGCCCCAGCGGTCATCTCAGCACCCATAGCGACACGCGCCGCCGCCAACTGTCCGTTAGCATTGAGCTGTGGTGTAGCTAGGCCGTAAATATCCTGCCAGGGGCGGAAACGCTTATTATACCAGGAGGTAGACGCAACGAACTTAGTCTGCGAGGTGTAAATCTCGATGCCCGCCGCGCCGCGCTTACCTAAGTTAGCGCTAGAAACGTCTGCACAGATAAACTTGTTATCCGCCGCGCCGCCCGTGCCTTCGGGGTGGTTCTTAGGCTTACCTACAACGATACCGGGGCCTAAGGTACGGCGAATACGAAGGTTGTACACCTTCATGCCTTGGTCATCCAAACCGAGCAAAGCTACGCCTTCATCCATACCCCAAATCTCAACGTCTTTGAGGGTAGGTACCGCGTCGGGGTCTGCTGGATTCTCTTGTAAGAATGTATTGAACACAATACCGCAAACATTCGGGATAGGGTCATGGTGTTGCCCATCCGCCGCGCGGGAGGTGATAAACAGATTCTCAACACCGAAACGGAACAGCTTCGGGTCTGTCTTCTTAGTGTTGTAGGTACCAGTATGGAACACACCTGTTTTCTCAGTCACCGGCTTATCGGCTGTTGCGACAATCCAGGTGCTAGAACCGTCTCCTACCACAGTGACATGCGGCTTCAACTCAAGGAACGGGAACGATACCTTATAGATACCCGCCGGTAGGTATACCTTGCCACCGTTGATGTTCTTAGCGGCTTCATCAATCGCGGCCTGTATAGCGGCGGTAGAGTCTTCCTTGCCTGTAGGGTCTGCACCGGGGATACCCGTTTCTACCGCTTCATCCGCCGCCGTTCCTGGTACAGGGGACGGGGTAACAGCAGGTGGTGCAACCACCGGCGGGGTAGGCGGCGCGGGTGCAGGAATAGGTGTAATAACCTTATGGTCGCCACCTGCAACTATAGAAGCGAGCGCGAAAGTACCCGTAGTTACCTTATTACGCTGCGCATTATAGAAATAAGGCAAATCGTCTAGCGATACCGTCTCATTCGCGCCGGGCTTCACCGTAGCTTCGTACACCTGCCCGTCCAGACGCAAGATGCCGTCATGGTCGTACAAGTACGGAATCAAGGCGTATTTCACGGGGCCGCCGTCTGCACCGTTTAGCACAAGGTCTTCAAAAACGCCGCGCGTAATGAGCCTAGATACGTCTTCAACCTTCGCACCCGCCGGGGTGGTTACGGCAACAGCGCGAACGTTGCCTGTCAAATCCCCCCACCGTAGCGAGCTTTTAACTGTTAGCGCCATAAATGCGTCTCCTATGCGTCTACTGTATAGAGTTTATTAGCCGTCCACATAACAGCAGGTACGTTCAGCTGCCCGCCCTGTGTCATTTCCACGGTCCCACCGAAAGGGTTTATGAGGGACAAGGTACCGTCAAAAAACGATACACGGGCGATAAGTTGTCGAATGCTACCGCCTACCAAGTACACTACTGGAAACATGGACTCTGCATACTGGACGGTTCGCAATTCCGGGGGAATGAATGTGCCTAGCACGCTCCAAGAGCCGCCAACGTTATAACTGAATGCAGAACGTATATAGTTGAACGAGCATTCAGCTTTGAAGCCCTCAGGTGTAGGCGTTACGTTGATGCCGTACTGGTTCGGGGATTGAGTCGAAATATCCCAGCCGCCCATAGACAGGGGTTTGACCGTTTTCGTTCCGAGAACGTGAGACCACGCCGCGCCCTGGTTCGCACCGTTGAGCGAGACGCGGTAAAGCGCGCGGTCACGATTGACATACGCCATTGACCCGAAAATCTGCTGATTAGCTGATGGTAGCGTTGCCGAATCCTGCATATCAATCATAGGGGCGATGCGTTGAGCGTAACCACGCCTCGTAGCCTGTGAAAGAACCTGCGAGGGATGGCGGTCTACTTCAACCAGAACCACGTGCTTTTTCCCGCCGGTGTTATCCAGGTTGTTCTTATGAACCATAAGAGCGACGGGGGTAGTCTCTGCCTTCGTAGGGTCAAATGTTAGAGCCACAATGTAAGTGGTTTTCTGCGTTACCGGCGGCAACGGCAACCTAACCGGCTGGTAGAGGTGATGATAAAACCCCGCAACAATAGCATGAGCGTACCCGCTACCCGCCGGGGGTGATACTATGCATTGGTCTAACGCATCATCAAACGTAACGCGGTAGTTACCCGTGCCTTCATCCAGCGTACCGTTACCGATACCGAGCGTGACTGATGCCCATTCCTCAGCAGTCAGAGGTGCATTGACTTTCGGGAAGCTAACCTGTGCTTCACCTGCCATATCCCTGTCTCCTAAATAGTTGAGATGTGCGAAATGTCGTTAAACAGCTTGCGCATTCGCACA